TCCGCAACTGCGGCATTGTACCACTGCACCAATTTGTTCGACATCGCCAGGAGGTTATCCCCGGTCATTTCCTCCATCGGGATGCTTTGCAGATCCGTGATTTGCGTCATGATATTAGCGGCACTGTTAGCCCCGCTAAACGTGTCACTAACTGCGGAAAGTATAGACCTGATCTCCTCCCCAAGCTTGGCAAAATCAGCACCGGCACTACTCGCCGCATCGCCAGCCCCCTCAAGGTTGTCGATCATCCACGCCACATCTTCGGCAATCTCCCACCAATTGATTCCCCAGGATTCAGCCAATGCCTTAAGACTGTCAATATCCAGCTTTGCAAACGCTTCAATGATCTCCTTATATCCAACGCCCAGGAACCCATATCTCTCGTCAATCTCAGCCTGTCGATCATACCCGCTGCCAAGCCCCATCTGATATTTCAATGCCGCAAGAGCCTGTGCCTCAAAATCAGCATATTGTTCCGCAGATGCGTTAACCTGATCCATAGCCAGCTTCATCTGGTAAAGAGCCGCAATCGCATTGTTCACAGCCGACTCGACAGATCCCACGGCACTCATCATGGCCTGGATGGACTTTGTAATCTCATCCCATACGGCAGTCTGCATTGTGTCTATGAGATTTTGTATTGCATCATCCAAAAGCTCAGTCTTGTCACCTAGCTTTTCAACATCAATCCCTGCGTCAATCATCTCCTGCCAGTATGCCTCAAACTGTCCGGTCAAGGCTGCAATCGCCTGATCCAGCGCAGTCGCCTCAGTTGTGACGGCACTCAAGTCATCCGACATCTGAGCATAATACTGCGCCCACTCGGTTGCGATTTCCTGAATGTCCTCCTCAGACAATTCCTCGCCAGCCGCTTCAAGTGCAGCCACGTAAGCCGCTGTGGATGCACTGGCAAGGGAAACAGCCCTGTCCATCTCCGTGTATTCATTCGCCGTGCCATCAATCAAACTGTTGAAATTATCATAGGCCGCCGCCGCCTCGTACAGCTTGTCGATGTTGTCACCGAATGTCTGAAAATACGCTTCGACTCCACCCGACCATGCTTCATCCGTCAACAGCTTCTCAACGCTGGCTTGAAATTCGTCAGACATGACCCCGTAAACATCCATGTCCATTAATGCAGCAACAGCCTCACCGAGATACGGTTGGAAATATTCGTGGATAATATCCCACACCACCGCTGTGGAATTACCCGCTTTCCCGGTTCCACTGTAATCATCTGCCGTGTACGGTTGTCCGGTTTCAGGGTTGATATACCCTTGCCGTTCAAGCCACATTCCCGTTCCTTCGTCACCCTCTTTCCAATCGTAAAGGCCGCTTGAAGGGGAACCGGATTTGATCCAATCTTTATACCCACCGGGGCCGAAAATCCCCTGGACATCCAAAGGTCCACCGTCCTGGGCATATGCCCGGATCGTCATTACGAACTCGTCCCAATCAATGCTCTTGAGAGATTCTTTCAAATCTTGCTGGCTTTCTTCGGACAGGACGGACCATATTTTTTCAAAGTGTGAAAATGACTCGGCCACAGTCCCAAAGAGGTAGTTTAATTCCGTTTCAATGTCGCCTTCGGAGAATCCCGTTTGCCCAAGCAGGTTCAAGAATTCCACATTAAAAAGCCGATTATAATCATCCGAAATCCTAGCCCCGAAAGCCGCCGACAACTCAGCATCAGGCTTCGTGTTGTTGTCAAAAATCATGAACCCACCGACAATCGCTGCCGTGATCGCCGCCACGATCCCACTCGCTGCCGCCGATGACATCTGACCGGCTGAAGCAGCGGCACCGCCAGAGTAAGCACCACTCCCACCCGCCAGAGCGCTTGAAGCCATCGCCTCGACTTCAGCCATTGTGATCTCGGCATACATCCCCACATAGGCACTTCCCATCTCTGTGGCGAATATCCCGGCAACCGCCTCGGACAGGAAATTATAAACCTGACCCATCAAACTATTGCCAGTGTAAAGCTCATACCCTCCCTTGCCGACTGAGAACAAACTAGAAATCCAATCGAATATCCCACCGCCAGATCCACCCGCACCACCACCGCCGCCACCCCATATGCCAGAGGATGAACTACCACCGAACAACGACCCCCACGATGCCGAGCCGTCACCCTGACCGAAAATGTCGTACATGCTCGCCGCCGCTGCCCACTCCGCGAACATTCTCAGCATGGAGTCAAGCAACCCGTCAAAAGCATCCTCTATGTCATCAAACTGTCCCGTGAAGGCATTATAAAAAGAATCGGCTATGCCAGCCTCGACCCGGTTCATAGCCCGCATCCAGAGATCGTAAACTGCGTCCGTGGTTTCTTTTGTGTCCTGTTCTATGCTGTCATTAGATGCCTTGGCTTTCTGAACATATTGGTCTAATGCCCCTTCTACTTGCCATAGCCCAAAATAATCATCGCCGGGATCAATAGGCATTTCCTTCGACAGCTTCTCAAGCTCTTTAGCAGCGTCTTTTGCTGACTTTCCAACGTCTTCAATTCCAGGAACTAGCTTCTTTTTCAGCGTCTTACCGGCATCAACAGCCCCGGTCTTTAAATCTTTTATCCTCTCCTGGAACGCAAGTAATCTAGCAAGCAATACATCAACCGCCTCGTCTGTCCCTGTGATGGACTCAGCCAATGCTATCTGTTCTTTCGCAAGACCCGCCAACTCCTCTTGCACCTCAGTCAACATCTGTTGCCATATTTTGTCTCGCCCAAACGGATCAGCCGCAAATATATTTAATCGTTTGAGATTTAACCATGCTTTTTGAATAAAAAGGATATACCCATATAAACTCTTCAACCCATTGATAACGACGCCAGTGGCATTCGCCATGAACATCATCCCTTCAATGACTGCGGATAGACCCCCCTTGACCATATCCCTTAATGCCTGATCATTGTCTTTGATAGCACTACCCCAGGAAATAAACTCCTGCTCAAGAAGCAGCAACGCATCAATAAAAACCTGATTTCTTGTAATGAGAAATCCAATTTCTTCTTTGACATCACCCAAGGCATTAGACGCGGCTTTCGCAGCACCGGAAAAAGTACCCCGCATCGCCTCTGCCGCACCTCCCATTTGCCCCTCAAGTTCCTTGAAGATGATGGCTTGCGCACCGGCGATATTCCCGGCTTCAACCATGCCCTTCGCCATCTCTTTTTGAGCATCCGTGAACTGCACGCCAGCCCGGGTCATTGCAGACATCCCCAACACCGGATCATTCAACGCCTTGCCCAACATAATGGCAGATGATTTCAAGTCTTGTCCAAGCACCTCAGACATGTCTAGCGCCGCTTTGGTTGCCCTCTCAAATCCTTCCCCCCTGATATTTTTGAACGTGGCAAGGATCTTCATTCCATTCAAAATCACCTCATCGCCAACCGTGGTGACTTGCTGCATAGCACTTGCCATGTCTTTCAACTGGTTAATATTATATCCAGCCGCTTGACCCGTGGCCTTAATGACAGCCTCTAATCCCTTCTCCGCATCCTCCTGAATCTTGGCAAGCGCAATCGCCTCACGACCCACTTTCTGCATCTGGTAAATGGCAACAGCAGCACCGGCAGCAGCAGCAACACCCATCACGGCAAAGGACTTTTTAAGAGTCCTTTCGATCTTGTCAGCCGCATGTTGAACCTTCTGTTGCGCTGTCAACAGATCACCACTCAGCTTCTTCGTGCTTGCCCGTACCGAGGCATATACTGTCCCTGCATTTATCCCTGCCATCATTTCACCTTAAATAAAAAAAGGGCTAATGCTTAAAGCATCGCCCAATTTTATATATTTCAATACTTATAGGATTACTATCAGCCAAACATCCTTAATTGATCACCGACTCCGGTGTTGTATTTTTTTATATTGCAGAGACGGCAAAGGCATTGAGTGTTTTGCCTTGTATGCTCCCCACCTTTAGTCAATGGTATGATATGATCTAAGTTTGGGTACAGTGGATGATATATGTTTTTGAAATCCGGTCTTGTCTTTTTGCCACAGAGTTGACAGACATAGCCATCTCTTCTGAACACATCCAATGGGTCAAAATCTTCGATTGTTGAAAGTTTCCTTAACGCTCGCCATTTGCTATTATGCTTCCTCATAATGGCAATTCCGTTTTCGCTACGTTGCCACTCCTTTACTTTCTTTGAAACCTTGTCTTTATTCTCGCGCCTATAAACTGCCTTTCGTTTTAAAATCTTGTCTCTATTCTTGTAATAATATCGTTTATACCTTACCGCCTCATCATCTTCGTGTGTCCTCTTGTACTCTTTATCGTATTCCTTCGCAGCAACTAAATTGTTTTTATGATATTCTCTGCTGTAAGCATTTTTGCAAATCTTGCATATTCCTGATGGACTGCCGTTCCATGTACTTTTTACAAAAAATTCAATCGTGTTAGGTTTGCTCATCTTACATCTTGAACAAGCTTTGAACTCTTGACTTTCAGGGGTGTTTTCTGGTATTGGGTTTGTAGCCATGACGCCATATCCTTTTATATGGGGTTAAGGTTAGAAGCTGAAGGAAGCGCTAACTTCCTTCAGCTTCATTATTTATAGCGAAATCAGAGTGCTATGTCAAGCGCAATAGCCGAAATCATTTGCTTTTATTCGCTTCACGTTCAAGCCTTGATTCTTCATTCATATCTGATATCATGGCTCCCGATACAGCGCATACTTTCTCGAATGTTTCTACAGGGCATTCTATTCCATAGCGGTCTATCCATTCCCAAACAGCTAAATGGTTTACCGATATTGGCCCACCAAAACTCATGATTAATTGGTTCTGAGTGGATTGATAAACCCGCCATGCGTCCATATTATTCGGGTTCAAATCTGGCAGACAAGTCTCGCAATTTGGAAGCTCGCCTTTTTGTTCGTGCATCTTACGGCAAGCGTCACAACTTGGCTTTTCACGAACTCTCTCCGCCAGTTCAATCAGTTTTTTATTTCGGCCTTCTGAATGTTTGAATTATCAGTAGTCAACTGCTCCAGACCTTCAGACACTAGAATAGCAAAAGCCGGCCATTCCTGCATAAACTTGGTTTTGTTTTCATCCGTAACAGGGATCTTTTTTCCGGTTTCATCTACAATTCCTTCCCATGAAACAACTATAAACCCCCATATGAGTTCCGAGCGTAGTTTCTCGTTAATCTCATTGGGGGTTTCATACCTCGTACCACGCCGATATTCGGGCGGCTTCTTTTTGGATGTGCGTTTGTTGATCTTCTCCATCTCAGCCGCAGGAATAGTGCGGATCAGGATATGTCCGTCCTCCGGTTGCTCATCGTCAAAATAAAACTTCGCCGGTGGGTTGGGATCTTTCGCATTGAAAACTGGCATTGTAAAAATCCTCCGATCCCCGGTAACGCCGGGGGCGTCAAGAGTTTGAATGATTGTTAAATAAGAACCATGCAGCCGCTCACTTTTGCAGTGAAAGATGTCTGCATCAATCCTGACTTGTCTGCGGATACATCATAGGACGTAATGTTGACATGGGATACCGGAGTATCATTCCCTGTCGTGTCAGAAGGACTCCAATACCCAGCAGTAGCACAAGGAGTATAGTAGCTGGTATTGTCAACATAGAGCCGTAGGGTGGTTATGTTCGTGTTGTCCAGGTTTGCAGCTTTCAGCGCATCCTGACCGGTAGTGTCTGCCGGGTCGTAAAGGCCATTAAAAGTTACCTGGCCGCCGTCCTTCAGCCCGAACTTGAACGTCTTCCAATTATCCCCGAACTCCGTGTCTTCCAGGGAGTCCGAAGTAATCCCACTGAGAGACCATGTTCCCATCCCAACCACAGAAGCCGTCCCCAATTTGACCGCGCAATCCTTACCTATTTTTGTTGCCATTTCTTTGCCCTCCTGAGCATAAAAAAAGCCCGGTCCGATGTGGACTGAGCTTTGAACTTAGGTGGGCTTCCCGTTCGGGAGCGTCCCGGTTATTTACTTACATTTCAATTCACGATGTCTGCATCCTTTCTGTGTATGCACCCATTCATGGCACGTCTTGCAGAACGTGATTACATTCCACAAATCGTTTGCGATCATCTTATTTTGGGTTGCCCCATTTATGTGATGAACATGCAAAGATACTTCGCCTATGCGTTTGCCGCATCGTTGGCATTCATATTCATCACGTTCAAGCGCCATTTTTCTGAGTTCTGAAACTACTTCCCTAGATGTCCCCTTTCTAAAACCTCTTGGATATGATTTCTGTTCATAGGTAGGACACGCTTTTTTACACCCATCAGAACAATATATCCTACACGCCCCCCCAGTTTGCCCTTTTAGTGAAGTGATCCTAGACCTAACTTGTGCATAGTTCGGTTTAAAATGTTTCCCACAATAAGTGCATACGCATACCAGAAAACCGTCCTTATCTTCCGTTGGCAATTCAGCAACTGTTAGTTGATGCCCGTATGTTTTATATGAAACAGGCATACTTCGTAACAGCTTAATATTTTCCCTATTGTCATCTCTATACTGTGTAAAATATTCTGTTCTATCCTCTTCCCTGGCACGTTCTCGGCTTTTCCTGCGCCGCTCATCAATGTTTTTGTGATAACATTTTCTTGCGTGTCTTCTATATCGTTCCTTGTTATTTCCGACCCACTCCATTGATTGCTGTATCAGCTTTTTTCTGTTTCGTTGGTAGTATTGCTTTTTATATATTTTAGCACATTCCTTACATATACTTGAAACCCCATCCCTAGCTTGTTTATTCTTATGAAACCCTGAATATGTTTTTTCAATCCCGCACTTCGAGCAGACTTTGGATTCTTGACTTATGAGTATGTTTTCTGGTATGCTTTTTTTAGCCATGAGGTCATATGTCCGAATATGATTTTATGGTTAGAAACGGCAGCGGTCTAGCCACCTCTGTCGTTTCATTATTTATAGCAAAATTAACGGTTTGTGTCAATCCTTTTTATCGTTACCTTTCCATTTGATGGTTTCATTAACCTGAACAGTGGAGATGCCACCTTTAAATACATTAACGACAATGTTCCCGACCTTGCCACTGACCAGGAACTCCTTAATCACCTTCATCGTTTCCATAAATGGTGTGTCATTTTTCATGCCGCCTCCCGATAGCTGAATCCATTCAACTTTTTGAATAACGAATGGGTTGAACGGTTTACCTCATAAGTTGTCAAGTGACCGATATCGATTGATGTGTCCACGCAAATCGGGATGTCCAGCTTCCTAATCTTGTGACACAGCATCACATCCTCGCCAACAAACTCAGCCCCCTCAGTTCTCCCGAGTTCAAACCAGGGATATTCAATATCGAACAGCACCCTGAGATCGTAAAGGATGCACCCGCAGCCCGTTGCATCAACCGGTACCAACTCCCCAGAATAACACTCAGCATCAGACACATGAAGGTACTTGCCCAATGTCCCACGATACAAGATAGGGTCAAACGGGGGCCATCGCCTGTGGACTGTTGTGCCAACCACCGGGACATTATGGCTGATCAACTTCTTAATGCAATCAGGCGGGTAAATCTGGTCCGTGTCCATCATCAGCAGATGAGTGCATCGTTGCTTCAGTGCTTGCTCAACCAATGAATTTCTGGCATCTGCGATATTCCCCGCGAACGATCCAACCGGGAACTGCGGCAGCATCAGGGTATAATCAGGCTTCTCCATCATTGTGAAAGAAACCATAAACTGCACCGGTACACTCGCTTCAACGATTGGAAGCCCGATTGCGTACTTCTGTCTGCCCTGCTCGATCTTCCGGGTCAGGAATAGCTTGTGGTCTTTCCTTATCGTATCGGTTTCGTAAACCCGGTCATAATCTGAATCGGTTTCCTTCCCCATCGCAGGGTGATCGTGCAGAATCCTTGCCCCCATCGCATAATGGAATCGCCCGATCTCCTCCATCCTCTCCCGCATTTCATCATCACAGTAGGAATGCTGGTATCCGGTGTGGAATATCTCCCCATCCAGGATGTCCAGGCATTTGCGGTGAATGATAAAATGGGCGCAGTGGTTATGTCCCTTCACGGGGTGATCCCATTCAAACGCTACCAACCCCCAAACGTCTTGGAACCGCCCCATAGCATCAAGCGCAATCTTGAGCGCATCAGGCTCCAGGGTTACATCGTCACCAAGAAAGCAAATAATATCGTGGTTTGCCCTTGCGGATAACCTCGCCATCATCTTCGGACAACCTATCCGGTCATGGTCTATGTCGGTGATTATTTCATATTGATCTTCTGGTATCCCCGCATTTTTCTTAATGGAAGCTATGCAGTGCTTTGCCTTATCCGGTCTGATTGTCGGGATAAGTATGCTTACTTTTTGTGTAGCCAAGGTATGACTCCTTTATGCTATTGACGTTGTTGTTCTCAAATATGTATCTCCTAAGCCCTATCTCTGGGTTATACGCATCGAGTTCAGCCCTAATCCGATCAGCATCCCACTGGAGCGCATTAAATCTCCCCGAACAATTATTTTTCCTGAAGTCAATCAGGTTCTCATGCGTTGCCATCCCGTCACAACCGTGGATGCCCATCACCAGGGCATTTCGATTCATCGCCATCGACTCGTACACACAACGCCCGGTTCCGATCACAAGGTCTGCCCAACTGATATGATCCCTTACTCCATCCATGTGGTCTGAAACAACCCTGAAATTGTACCCCCGTGTTGCGTATGCACAAAGCCCGATCAGGGTTTGGTTGTTGTTGAAGTACAAAATGTTCTGCAACTTCTGGTTCACGGGTCTATCAGGTGTGAAATATTCAAGGTCAATCGGGTTCCTGATAACGTCAGATTTAAACTCTGCGCTCTCTAGTGCAGACTGTATTTCCTCGCTGACTGAAACGTAATGGTTCGCCCCAGGTATCGGTCTTTCAACCCTGGGTATCACCCCGTGGCATGTGTAGACTCTTGTTCCGATATTCCACTCAGATAACGCCTCAAGGCACGGGGCATGGTTTACGAGAGCGATACTATATCTTTTATTTTTATTTGCCTCTATGGGTACAATGCTGGACTCTGAGGGCGTATGTGCGTAAACATCAACGTCATGATCCTTGCTCAGCGAATGATACATGGTTTCAACCCATGTTTCAGTCCCTGCCCTTTGCGATAATGCGATGTTGGTCAATAAAATATTCAAGGTAACTCCCGTTTACCCAATCTTCCCCCGACTTCCTCAGCAGTTAATCCGGCCTGGCAATCACGGCATATCTCAAGCTCTTTCCGGTATGCCATTTCCCCATACCGAAGTTGGTTTTCCCTTGCTTCTGTGAGGTCTTTCCATGTCCCGACAACCGATTCATGCCGCCAATCCTGACAGCACAAAAGCACATCCCCGTTAGCCGCAATCGGCATAGTCTCCACAGGAACCCTGCAAGGTGGATTGGCCAACCGCTGCCTGTGTTCCAACTCAGGCGTGTATCGACAATTCCCAGCCCTGGATGTCGCAACCGTCCTTGATCCGGCAGGGACACAATCAACACTGTCGAACTTCTTCAAAACAGGATGGTCAATGATGCCATTCGTTGCTGCTTCCATCTGAACCCCTGGAAGATGCTTCCTGGCATAGGAAAGACGCCATTCTATGTCAGGGTCAAGGGTCGGTTCGTAATGAAGTAGAAAACCTATTCGGCCTTCATACTGGTGTTCCGCCAGCCACTTTATAATAGTCGTGTAAACCCACGACAGCATCCCGTAAGGTTCTTTGCCACCGTACACATCATCAAACGGGCAGTACCGGCAATGACCATTACAATCGGTGTAGGTCTGGAAGTAAACTATCTGTGGATGTCTCATTTCTGTAATAGGATATTGTACTGAACGGTGTACTGCCGGATGTTCTCGTCTGGATTCGACAAGCTCCAGTATTGGTCAAACTGCATAAACAGATGTGTGTGCCCTGCTATGGTTAGGGCACAATCGTCATACAACGCCCGAAGGGTTGAATACAGAGTCCCGACCCCTGCTTCAGATGTTGACTGACTGAACAGGTTAAATTGTAAGTCGATATCGTCAAAGTCATAACTGAAATCCCAATCACCAATACCAGACACGAGGTCCACAACGGCATACGGGAACGCAGTATTTTGAGGTGCGTACCTAGTATACATCCTGCCACCAACAGCAGTCTTGAATGTATTGGCAACATTAAATTTAGTGTAGATCCCTGTAAGGAGTGCGCTGCTCATCGGTCAAGTTCCCTCTGCCACATCTTTTGTATCCTAGGACGGTTTCGTTTTACAGCAGGACGCATGTATGGTTGCGCTGGTTGGTGCTGCTCTTTATGTGTTCCTAGTTCCACGAAGGATGCATAGAATTTATCATAGTTCCCAGCGCCTTGTGCTGTTACAATGTACCCGCCATTCTTGAATTTGCTTGTCGTGACCGCAATCTGATCTCTCAAATGGGAGTTTGCAAACGACCCACCAGACCTTCCGGCACTCACCCATTTCGTTTTACCCACCGGGACTTTTCTTCTGGCGTCCCTGGCGATCATCTCTGCACCCTTGCGGGATACTTGGTCAAGCGGTTCTTGGATTTCGTTCAAGACGGTTGTTATGTTTCTCCATTTAACTTCCACCGTCTATTTCCTCTGCCATCATTTCCACCATAATGTTCCGTTCGTCAGGATTGATAATGGACTTGATATTGAAATACCGTATTCCGTGTTTGATTCTCATCTCGGCAGTTATCCCGGAATGGTATCGAATCCTGATCTTGTGGGATATTGCGACTTCAACCTTCATTGCCTCGATACGCTCAGAACCCCGCAAAGGCCAGATAGCGGCACGGAGATTTGCGCCATTCGTGATTGCAGCCCAAACAACCGTCACGCCACCCATACCATCTGGCGTTTCAGTTGCGTCCTGAATATCTATTACATGCCGTAAATTTCCTGCCCTCATAATGCCCCGCCAAATGCTAATGATGGTTGAAAAGGTTTTTCCAATTTAGCACCTTTTTTCAGATTCTCTTTTGCCCACATGGGTTGAAGATTTGACAACGCCCAACACTTTTTGAAATCTATGTCATCAGGTGTTTTGAAGTTGAATACTGATTGCGGTATTTTGTGATCAATATGCCAACCATCAATGCCGTAATTATCCCAGGACATCCCAATCTTGAACTGGCTCTCAAGGTGTTCCCTTAATTCTGCGATAGTAAAATCCAGCATTTTCATTGTTTGGCAATCTTTATTCCCCTTCAAAGACTTACGAACAGCACCCCGCATTCTGTGCGACAACCTGAAATGTGGATCAAGTATTTTTTTCTTCCTATACTCACTACGGATTTTTTTTATTTTTTCAGGATTATTCTTTACCCATCCTTTTTGATGTTTCCAATTATTCTTTCTCCCATATTCAAGATTATACTCAGAAACATGCTCTTTATTTTTTCTATACCACTTCCTTACACTTTTCCTGCTAATTTCTGGGTGCGCCTTTCTATATTTTTCAGTTCTTTCTATAACCTTTTCACTGTTTGCTTTATACCATCGCCGATTACATTCACGCACCTTGTCCCTGTTTTTGTCACTCCAATCCTTATTCCATGAATTAACATGGTCCCTATTTGAGTTTTTCCATTTTTTCGTTGTTGACATTTTGCATTTCTTACATGATGGATACAACCCACTTTTTGATTGCTTGTTTTTAAAAAACTCACTAACCGGCTTTTCTTCCCCGCACTTTGAACAAACTTTTGTTTCCATTATAGCGACCCTCCAAATGCAAGGGACGGTTGGAATGGTTTTTCGAGTTTTGCTCCTTTGCTTAGGTTTTCTTTTGCCCAAAGCGGTTGGAGGTTCTCAAGACTCCAGCATTTACGAAAATCAATATCATCGTATGACTCAAAATTGAAAACAGATACAGGGATGATGTGGTCAATGTGCCACTCCCCGTAATTGCTCCATGACATCCCATCTTCAAATTGGTTTTCTAAATGACTTTTTAAATCTTTGAATTTATACCCAACAATATCTTCCCAATGCTTACCGTTTTTCCTGGCATTTAAACTATGCGATATTAAGCACCTAATGTTTTTCGATATTCTGTACTGCAAATTATTGTTGTATAAATCCCTGTCTCTTTCCTGATATTTCAACCTGACCGATGGTCTACTATTATATTCCTTGCGATACTCAGTCAGCTTGGTTTGGTTTTCCTCGTTTGAATAATGTCCTTCACTCCATTCTATACGCCTTGCTTTTGTTTCAGGTTTGGCGTTGTATTCTTTTTGCCATGCTTTCGCACGCTCTTTATTTTCAGGTCTTGAACGACATTCTTTAACTCGCTGAACTCTTCGTTCTCCATTTTCAGGGATAGAATAATATTCTCTCTGATGCTTTAGGATTGCGTCCTTATTTTTAATATAATGAACAGCACTGGTTTTTCGTTGTCTTTCCTTGTTCTCAGGCTTGGAGCAATAAATGACATTTTGTTTTTTGGTACATTGGATACAACAGGCGCGTAACCCTATGCTGCTTCGGCTGTTTTTAGGGAAATATTCAACCGTTGCGGGTAAGGAGTTTAAGCACTTAGTGCATTCCTTGACCAGTTGACCGTCATCATTTAAAAATGGTATGGTTCGTTTACCCATGACGCTTACCTCCATAAAGGTAGTCGATTGGTTAGAAGCGGTGAGGGTGCCAAAACCCTTACCGCTTCGTTATTTATAATAAAATCATACCATTATGTCAAGCTAAAATCCATAAAGCCTATATGATGAAAGCAGGTTGATAATTACATCTTTTATAGTCGATGTAATTGTCCCGATAACAATCTCTTCACGGTTTTCGTATGAATCCGCAACCATAATCTTTATAGCGTGCCTGACAGGCTCTGGAACGCTTATTTGAGTCGCAGTCCCACCAGATACCCACGCAGCATTCGCACTCGATCCATTTAGGCTAAATGTGTCAACCCCTACATAAGTGATATACCACCTCCCGTTTGCTGCCGTATTGCCGACAACTGAGTCGATAAGTATATCCTCACCTCCGGTGTACCCATGTCCCACAATAGTTACAACGATGGGGCTTGCATTTGATGCAGCAGTTATTGTTTGGCTTGTGTGATTCCCATAACCAACGACCATCTGCGTCTCAATCGGGTTCTGTTCTGCCAACGAATCACCGGGGTATGTCTCACCATACTTCAGGACGATTCTGCCAGGGTCGGAGTCCGTGTCGGCTGTCCATTCATCGCCCTCATTGAAATCGGTATTGACCACATCATCTGAACCCGTGTACTTTATGTGCGTGATCGATTGCAACTGACCATACGGCAATTCCCACCGCCTCGGCCATTCGTCATAGAACGCTTTCCATGTCTGAGTGACCAACTTCCTGCGGGTGATGTTCTCAGCCTGGAGGGTCGCCATGTGGATCAGGGAACGGATATAGGCATCGTCATCCGTAAATGTGGATTCAATACGGAGATGGTCCTTCGCCTCGCCAAGAGTGATCGGCAAATTTGCCGCTGGGGAAATCAAAGTTGTTTTCATCGTGTCTCCACATAACCACAAACTGAAACTCGGAAATACAATAACTGGCTAAAATCATCCTCAATACTGTAAACAATTTTATCCAGGGTTTCTGACTTGAGTGTAACGATCATGTTTTCCGGCAATGTCTGAGTCAATGTTATCATCGTATTGGTCCCGTCAGAAATATGGTTTGTGATTGTAGTGCTATGCGATGATAAGATATCCATCAGGTTTGTCATCCGTGACCGATGGGATGGCGAAGCCGGATTGCCCTGATACCGTTTCCGCTCAAAACCCGCAACTGGCGCCATACCTAATATCTGATCATACGATAGCTGCATCATAGTAGAATCAGCATTGTCGGCACTAACCGCATCAACAAAGGTTGTTTGAAAACTCTTGATATGAAACCAGGTCCCTTTGGCAGGTGCAATTTTATAATCAATCGGTGCGCCTGACGCTTGGAGGGTTAGCTCATCGATGTAAAATTTGGGGGCCTTTGGCCCTTCCTTGGATTCGCATTTGAACCTGAAAGCATCAAGCGTGCTGCTGGCAATCCCCATGTCAGCCAATGGAATGTTAATGTATTGCCAATCATCTTCATTGCTGGGGTTGAAATAATCCTCAAGATACACCACATTCCCCACTAGCGATCCCCCCACATGAGCATAAACGGAAATCGAATCCCCGTTTTTCCAATCCTTGTCAACATTAATCCACATGGTCAGGGCAACATAATTGCCAGTCATGTCAATGTCATCCCCCGGTCCGACATTGTTGATAAGCTGCATGATGTCATTAACCGCTGGATTGTCGCATTTGAGAGATTTTGTTCCGTCATATGATCTGTCAGTCGAATCAGCTATCCATTTCGTACCAACCGGCTCACTGAATGTCCATGCAACGGTATCCGTCCCGTCATGGATCAGTAGACCGCCAACACCGTAAGATGCATTTTGCGCCATCTCACGACCATAAGTGTCATTGGTGAAGAACGCAGCCTTCGGGGTGTGTGTCTTGTGATCACGAGTAGCCACCACCAAGCCAACATCCTCGCCGGCATCCTGGTTGACCTCAACCGGAGTCCCGGCTTTATCTGCGAGAAAATGCTTGAACATTAGTGATCCAATTCCTTGTAGAATCCCCAAAGCATTACAGTCAAGTAAGCCGTTGATGCTGCACTATTATGGACATAGAGTACATCATGATAACCAAGAACAATCTTACCATCTGGCCGGTAAACAACCTCTTTATCCGCAGCCGCATAGGATTTTAGCAATGGTCTTAATTCAGCGATGTTTGTGGCGGTCATATACGCAGTTGCCAAAGCCGCTTTCCCAGAATCCGCCCTGGCGTTATACGCTAATACCGGCGTACCGCCCCCCACGGTTGACCATGTACCGAAAGCGCCCGTCCATATGCTGTCGGCATCGCTTGAGCATCGGATTGTCTGAAAACACAAGTGCCTGACTGGATCATCATTCCTGATTGCAAGCACATACTCTGCACCGGAAGTATTATCACTGATTAACCATGAAAATAACTGTTCTTCATGTTGTGAATAATGGGAACCCTCACTCGTGCAAACAGCCTCCCCTTTTACCCTATTCTCATGGTTGACCCCTGCTGGTGTTCCATTCGCGTCATTTATCGTCGGCATTTCATCTCTCCTAAACGTCCTGGTCTTTAAGTTCCGTATCTGTCCCTAAATAGAGGTGATACTCAATCTTTTTCAGGGTAGTTAATATCTGTTCAAGCAAATCCAAAGACCGGATGTCCACAGTCGGCAGATTATTTCCGATACTCGGCAAATTATTTCCGGTTTCATACCACCGGTCCGTCTCAATACTGTAATGGTATTCCTTCCCGGTATCCACCTCGCGCCACCGGCTACCATTCAGCGGATTTATACCATTGGCTTTAGTCGGCTTGTCCTCGGACGCGAGCCCGGTATATACGTTTATTGACCCTTCGACGTAATAGCCCATGATTACCTGATATACAGATACAAAACGCCGGTGTTGCTATTCCCTGCCGTTGTCACCGCTACTGTTAGTTGAGTATGAGCGCACCCCGCCATGGACGCTTCGGCGACATATTCCGTGTTGGACGTGTGCCGATTAGCCAACCCTGCAAGGGCAATATCCACACCGTCATTATCATTCACGGCAATGTCATAATTCGGGTCGGGTGCAGCACCTGCAAGCCCTGGCACCGTACAAGCTCCGATAATTCTGCCATTGTAATATTCGGTTGTCGTTCCCGATACCGCACCTGTGACAGAGTCAGATGTCCATGCCGCTTTTATCTTCTTAATCGTGCCGTGGGTAATTTCAGTGAACGTCATTACTGACCCAGCCATGATATCCTCCTGTTGTGAGGGTCCGAAGACCCCCACATTATAAGTTTACGGTGCTGCCGGTGCAACATTCGCTGTGACAGACGCCCCAACTTCAAGCGGAACATAATTCATGAACGCTTGTACCGCCCCACTCGCCGGAGTAGCGGTTGCTGTCAACATACCAATGGTTCCAGTTCCGCCCTGAGTTCCGATGTAATGCGGATTTCCCGGAGGAGTATAATCGGATATGCCCGCACTTGGAGTAATGGTTGCTAATGTCGCTACGATGCCACCGGGCCATACAATCCGGGCACCCTCGGCCAATGTAGCAATGGACGCACTGGCATCGCATATTTCAGCTACTGCAATGGTTGGGCTACTACTGGTATAAGTGAACGAAACGACGGCGGCTCCAGCACCCAATACCGTCGTAACCTCAATATAGAGGTGCATAAGCAAAATCCGACCAGAAACATTGAACAGTTCAAATTGTCCAGTGTTGGTCACATGATTAAGGTATGTATTAGCGTCAAACACGCCCGTTTGAACCCGCATACCCGCGACTAAATCAGAAATTCTCTCTCTTGTACTCGGTGCATAGTTGCCCATTTGTCAGGCCTCCTATCTTGTTTTGTATTTTGGCTTGATCGCCTTTTCGACCACTTTGGTCGCTTTCTTGGCTTGTGGTTTTTTGGCCATCCCTTCCTTCATGGCGGCGAAATCTTTTGATGTCACCTCCGCATCCTTTTTTATATCCCTGACAGCCCCTTTCAATGACTTGACCTCCAAACCCATTTCGTTGATTAACTCATTCATGGTTTCAAGACTGCCGGACAATTTTATCTCCAACCCTGTCGCTTCGTCCTTCGATATTTCCTCTGCCCACCGCCGGATCAATGCAATGTCATTTCGTTCCATTTTCTTCTCCCGTTTTAGTATCATGATAAGTGACATATGCCGGATATTGCGGCAACGGTTGCCCATCCGTGTAGTCCAAATATGTCATGTCCCCATTCTGGTAAGCCCATTCGATCCATTGCTTATGAGCATGGGTTTGGACGCTCTCAGTCTGCATCCGTGATTGCGGGTCAATTACGAATTTCCTCAGAACCAGGCTTTCAATATGCAGCTGATTCGGTTCGATACCCCACTCGTTGCTAGGCTTCGTGGCATGTTCCATCTCAGTACAGCCGCGTTTCAGCATGACAGTAGTCTCCGGCCCAAGGTACTCGGCATCGTCTACTGCCGCCCTGACTTCCTTGTACCTCTCAAGCCCCTGCTCAAGCCCACGGTTATAAAAATACCCACCGTACAATCCGCATACCGATGACCTTACCTCAATGCCGCACTTCGATGGACGGTTCAGCCTTTTCTGCAACTTCAGCAGGGAAAATAATCCGTTCAAGGTCTTAGGTCGAACCACGACCTTATAGCAATCCTGGCAACCCAGCGGTACAAACCGTTCCTCTTTCGGCAACGGTAAACTGAACCCATTAAAGATGATCTGAAACCACAGGATACAGTCAGCCGAATCCATGTGCCTGACATGGTGCCAAGGCTGTTCCCATGATACTGCTTTCTCGCACGCTATCCGACCATCAGTGTCCCGAAGAAAGAACCCTCCTTGGGTCAATAACCCCCGCGCTTTCTCTAGAATATCCTCATCACATAATTTCTGATACACCGACATAATCTCTCCCCCTAAATATCCCGTGATGAACGGGGTGGAAGGCGGCGGGAGAACCACCTTATCGGGTCGCGACCCTATCCACCCCGGTTATGTTAGGCGATTGCAGTAGGCGGTGCAGCCGATGCGAATCGCGGTTTAGACAGAACAGCCACAGCCCCGGTCAGCATCGAGGATGCCGTGGATGACGCAACATAAAGCGTCACCCAATCAAAGTCATCACTCAACTGTGAGCCGTTAAGCTCAATGGTGTAGGTCTTGTTCGCCGTGGTAATCGCTGTGGCGGAACTAGCCGTTGAGGTTTTGGTCATGGTGTCAGACGGGCTTGTGCCACTCACCCAATAATGACCGGGATCAATCACCGTGGCACTGGTGGCCGAGGCATCCTTAGCCTCCTTAACCTGAAGCAGGGAACCGGTAGTCAGCGCCCCCACACTCACGATGAAAGAAACATGCTGATAATTTTTCATGGAAATGTAATCACCCGTGGCAACAGAGCTGAGGGCCGCAGGGTGAAGGACATTCACCAGTTTGTTTTCTTGTACCATTGCGTCCATTTTATAATCCTCCTTGGTGAATAAAAAAAGCGCCAGAAGGCGCTTCTAATATCCGTTTAAATTGTGTTGAAAATTATTGGTTAATAACCGCTCCTTTGCTATCTGGTTCACAGGCTTCACGCTGGTAATCATGGTATGTGCAGCCTGGTTGTGAATGAATCGCCTTATGACAGCTATGGCAAACTGTGATGCAGTTGTCGAGATCGTTGGCAAGCATTGGTTCCTGCGCTACGCCTTCGATATGGTGAACCTCCAACTCCGTGCAAGCTCCGCATTTCTGGCATTGGTAGCTGTCACGGTTTAAGACTAGGGTGTTTAGGTCGGGGTCTAGGGTTTCTTGCCGGTATTTGCTTCGTGGGTTATGCCCTTCAGGATGTCTTATCTTCCTGAATACAGAACATGAGGTTTTGCATTCATCCGAACAATAAAAATATGAACTTCCGGCGGCACCTTTTTGATCGTATAGAACCCTAATTCTGGCTGAAACTTGTCCCTTTTTAGGCCGGAACCACTGTTCACAATTCACGCATTTCACCTGTAGGATTTGCTCGTTTTTCGGATCTCTTCTAACTTTTTCCGCAAAACCCAGTTGATCTTTGTAGGTATCATAACCGCAAAACCCTTCTAACCAATTCGGATTATTGGAACCGGTGAACCTGCTTTTAGTAAAAGTCCCAAAACATTCCTTGCTACAATAAAACGTTTCATACTGTTTTTTACGTGCTTCATAAATCCATTTCGTCTTTTTGCAGTCTGGGTTTCCGCATTCAACTTCTATCTTGCCACCTTTCCAAGCGCAGCTTTTATCACCAGAATGATGAACAGAGCCTCCACAACTCGTTGTGAATCCCCTAATCAGGCTACTCTTCAAAACAACCTTTTCAACCCCACAATCACATTTACACAAATATTGAAGGTGCCTATGTTTATCATATCCCGAATATCGAATGACAACTAATTCACCAAAGCGCTGGCTTATGATATCATCAGTTCTACGCGAATCATGGAAACATTTGGTTGAACAAAAATTCTGCTCTTGCACAAGGCTTTTAAATTTCTTTATCACCTTGCCGCATTTATTACATTCTACATTTGCCTTTCCACCCTTCCATCCTGAAGCCTTATCGCCTTTTTTATGGAAATTCTGCGATTTGCCCTTTTGAAATCTACCTTTCCTGGTTGGAATCCCGAATCTCTTTAGCATCCCACTTATGCTTCCATATGTGGGCAACCCTAACTCTTCAGCACATTTCCTAATTGATAACCCCTGGTCAATATAAAGATTTTCAAGCTGTGCTTTTGTTATGTTCGCCATATCTTTTTCCCTCTGCCAACCTAAAAGCAACCAATATGATCGCTTTTAGGTATAGCAAAGAAGCGGTTATTTGTCAAGTTAAATCGCTAACTTCTGGCCTGTAAAGTTATAAAATGCGATTGGGTGTAATCCGAACCGCCTTTATACGGAGTGACTTCCTGTGAAAGGATAGTTTGCCCGTCAAGCCTCAGAACGTATCTAAAAACAGACTCATCATAGATGAATTGGACATGAATAGACATATCGGACTTTAATCCACCCTTCTCTGCAATGATGTAACCGTTTTTAAAGTCAGCCAGGTAAATATCCCCCAAATCTCCGATGCTCTGACATTGCTCGATGGCCATGACCGGACGACCAAATAATGTCGAATACCCAAGGCCAGACAACCCACCTGCCGGCATATAGATGGGAATTCCACCCGTACCTACGGCGATACTCATAGTATGGAGCTGCGGTTCAAGGTTCTGATTTATAAGCCACACCGCATTCGGCCTACTGGAAGCAAACAGCCTGCTCCACATGTTAATCACGTTCTCTGCCAAAATCGAATCCGCGGCCTGTCCGGTTTCTTTGCTTTGAGTCACCAGTGCGCCGGAATTCAGGATGCCGAGCGGCTGACCGACCCCCAGGCCGTTGATCACAGCATCATCAATCATAAATCCGAACTCAGACACAAACGCGGTTCTCAGAATACCTTCCAAGGCACCTGCATCGTCCAAAAGCTCATCGGTTGCATACGCCAACCCAATCAGCTTATTCAGGGTCAGTTCGATCTTTCTGAACGCAGGCTTACTGGCGGTCTTTTCACCGGCTTCTTCTAACCAATATCCGCGCACACCGCCTTGACGACTTCCCGTTGCTCTGGAAGTCTCATCAAACCCGTTGATCTTGATGGAATTGGCGTTACCAGAAACGGTAATCCTACGGCACAGGCTCGCCAGTTTGCCGGTTTCCCAAACCTGCTTCAGCAGTTCAGAACTGAAGTCCTGCTGGACGAGAAAACCGCCATCGCTGGGTATAGTCTCGCCCATACCAGTGGCGGCACGAGTATTCAGCAGTCTGGGGTCAACCATACCACCGGGGCAACCGGCCCTCATAATCGCAGCCATCTGCCCACCGAAGGAAGCGAAGCTATCCCGCTTCTCCTGTTTCTTAGCAGTCATGGTATCCACCAGGGGTTTACTAACCACTTCACGGGTCGGTTTTGACAGTTCATCGGTCATCCTCTCAGCGTCCGCCATAGAGTCTGCAATCTTCCGAACTTCTTTCACCCTGACCAAAAGCTCGTTCCGGTAATCAACTTCCTCCTCGGACGGGTCACGATTCTCAGCGATGCAAACAGCATCCTTTTTTGCGACCTTCTCCATAAGGGCCGCGATGTCACTGCGATATTCGCTCTGAGTTTTCATTTTGTTCTCCTTATTTTATCAATCTTTTGCCAATAACATCTTGGTTTTATCCGCTTCCCTGGTGTCCTCAGAGGAATGGCTCGCCGCCGGTTCCTTTTCAGTCTCGGAATGGCTCGCCGCCGGTTCCGAGAGGGGCAAATAGCTCCGCAATACCTTAAAATCGTCCTCAACCAATTCGTCCTCCGCCTTGATCTTGCGGATTACGTTGTCAAGCTCTTCAAATTTGTCTTCCATCGGCTCCTCTTTCTCGAACGCACTCCGAACCTGTGCCGTTGTCGTTGGGTAAGCAGGATATGTGACCACACTGACATCGAAGAGAGACACATCCCGGAGTACCCTTGTATTCTCTTCATAATCGTCATCGGCCTTATTCACCGTGAAGCCAAATGACATTTGAGACTTGTCACCTCGCCGTAAACTTATGAGCAAATCCCTGCCAACAGTTGTATCTGGAACGTCAATTTCAACCGCCAAACCTTTGTCGTCTTCAGTAAGTCTCAATGTCCCCGCTTTATTTCTTCCGATAACCGCCATTGGGTCATGCTCTACCAATGCCCTGACATCCGCTTCTTTAAGAGTTTTTTTGAACGCTCCAGGAGCTATTGATTCCTTGAACATCCCACCAATGTTGGTCCACTCGTTGAACCTAGCGGCATATCCAACCACCTTCGGAGAGTCATTGTTATCTGCGAGTCTCACTTCTGCGTGTGGCAAGTCTCTCCTCTCAATATCCTTTTTGTCGCGATACATAACGCCCTCCTGTTTTTGGCATAAAAAAAAGGCCACCCGGTTTTCCGGAATGGCCCATGCTGGTTAAACTGAATTATTTGTTTAGGAGCTACTGTCCCTTTTCAGCCCTTTTTTCGCTTCCCTGATTGCAGCCACGGCCTCGTGAAGTTGCAGCTTTTTTAGGGATATTAAGTCAAGGATTTCCCTGGCCGTGATTTTGACTTTACTGCGAGTATTCATGGCTTATCCAAATGCTAGAGATGGTTGAAAGGGTTTTTCGAGTTTATTCCCTTTGCTTATGTTTTCCTTGGCCCACATCGGCGCAAGGTTTTCCAAACACCAACAACGCTTAAAATCCAAATCATCAGGTGTTTTGAAATTGAAAACTGATCGGGGTATTTTATGATCCAAATGCCATTTACCATAATTCTCAAAAGTCATCCCCGGTTGGAACTGTTTTTTGAGGTGTTTTTTCAAATCGTCAAGCGTGAAATCAACCAACTTTTCCCAATGTATATGATTCTTATTCCCCTTCAACGCTTGATACATCGAACTGCTTATGTTGCGTGATAACCTAAAGTTTGGATCATTCTTTCTTAACTTGTTGTCTCTTTTCCTGTACCAGGCTCTTACTTCAGGTTTTGCTTGGTATTCTTTAGCCCTTTTTTTGCTTTTTGCTTTTACTTCTGGATTAGACCGATACTCTTTTGATTGCTTTGCCAACCTATCCTTATTTTCGAGGTAATACAGTTTAGCTCTTTCTTTTATCCTGACCTTCACTTCAGGTTTGGAATTATGCAACGCTTTTTTCTGTTTGATCCGTTCTTTATTCTCCGGTTTTTGGCTAAACTCGGCGTTTTTTCTATTAGCGCATTTCTTGCAATACGATGTCAAACCGTGTTTTTTTCGTTTATCACGGTTAAAATATTCATACGTAGCAGGTAGCGTCTTTTTGCAAACAGAACACGTTGCCACATCTTTATGAATATGCCCGTTTTCCCATCTTTTAGCGTATTCGTTCAAGTATATATTCCGGCACTTCCTGCATTCTGAGCGTAACCCGAGAAAACCCCTTTTTCTATATGCGAAATATTCAAGTGTTGCAGGGAATACCCCACTACATTTAGTGCATTTCTTAGCCGGTTGACCTTCAGGAGTGAAATGTGTTACTGTTTTTTTACCCATGAGAGCATCTCCTTATTAGATGTTTTTGTGGTTAGAGGCGGTAAGGGTGTCAAGACCCTTATCGCTTCATTATTTATAACAAATCCTTTAGGTTATGTCAAGATTATTCGCCTTTTATTTGCTCAAATTGTATTCCATTATCTCCATTGTAAGGCTTTTTATGGTCATGTTCACCAACCAATATGTCATACGGAATCCCGGCAATGGTCCCTTTTGGAAAAGCATTGCAATAATTCAAGTGTTCACCTTCAATATCAGGGTCATCTTGCAAAATGTATGTCCCCAAATAATGCTTACAACTCAAACAAGTTTCATATGACGGAGGTATTGTTTGTCCCATTTTTACACCTTTAGCTTGTCTAATATGCCATCAAAGTATTTTTCGAGACTTTTTGGGAACGTCCCTTTTGTATAATACGGCGATGTGTATTTCGCAAATCCATCACAAAACCATTCATATTTATTCTTACCAGCATAATCTGATATTTGTGAACTCGGAAATTTCTCATCTCTAAAAACCTTCAGGCGTATTTTATCAAGGTCTTTAAATGCCTTTGTGCCTGGTTTAGATATTTCATATTCGCCTTGTAGGATGTGAGCATATTCATGCCTTACATTAATAGCAGTATGGCTTTCTGCCTCATATCCATCCCAAGGCTTATTATGTCTTGACTCCCAAGCATTTATGTTTTTCCAAGTTCGCTCATCCCAATCATCCGCAAAAGTGATGGATGACTCATTCGCTGGAATTGTATAATGTGCCTTACCTCTTTTGTTTTTTGTTATGTAAAACGTGTCAACCTTTGGGATTTTAATACTATACTCACGCTCAAACCTATCCATTTCACTCAGAACATCATTGGCCTTTTTAAGCGCAGCCTTTTTTGTTGCCTTACCTCCCCATGTCCTCCCCCCGGACAGGCCAACGTTATCAGCAATCCCCTTTTTTATAATGTATTCCTCAACTTCGGCTATCGTCTTGGCTTTCACAAAACCCTTTACTATGCTACCGGCTTCAAACACAGGGATCACGCTGCACTGGCAAAAAGCGTGACAAGGGGGATGTGCTTTGGGGCCATAAATCTTTAATTTTCTACCAGTTCCAGTTTCACCTTCCAGCGTTTCGCCATGCTCGATGAAATTGCTTTCAATCCCGACTATCTTGCCGTTTAAGCCCTGGCAAAACGAACACGACTTGCTGCCGGTATTTATCCATTTCAGCTTCGTAACTCCGCCGATCCGGTACGTCTCCCGCAGTGTCGCGTTTGATGCCTTGATAACCTCATTTCGTGCTATTTTACCGGGACGTTTTTCAAGCCATTCGTCCAGCCGGGTTCCGAATACTTTTTGAACATCCTCAATCGGCGTGTTTTTCAGTATCTCTAATAATTGCCCGGACGATGATCCGATATGCCGCAGGGTGTAGCCTTCAATGTATTTTCGCTTCCATTTTTTGAGCGCCGGGAATTGGTTGATATCGGCATTGATAAGGTTAACACCTGTTTTCTTGGTGCGCTGGATGTATTTGTCGAATACCGGTCCAAGGTGATCTTCAATCTCACCGACCATCCCAACATAGAAATCTTCCATCCATTTTTCAAAGCTACTCGCTGATCTAACCAGGTGCTGGTCAACCGCTTTCCGAACATGATCAACTTCATATTTGACTAACCGCCTGGCGGCTTTTTCAATCGGCTTTAAAAATTCAAGTTGTAACGCCTTCATATCCGCTAATATTGTCTTTTCGCTACGGACCTCGCGTAGTCCAGGAAGAATCTTTTTTTTTTACGTTCCTCTTCTTCCGGTGTCCCGATGTCGGGGACAGGTTCCGGTTCCTTCCCCACCATCGAAAGCGGTATCATGTTCATAGGCACGAAGGTTTCGTCCCCGTTTTCAATGGGATTCATCTCCTCCTTGGCCCGGATGTCATTTATGCTCATTGCGCCGATCATGAACATCTGGTTGTAGAATTTCCCTCTTGATTCTGCGTCACCTCTCAACAGTCCTTCAACCACATGCTTGAAATAGAGATGATTCGCCCGTTCCCCCGGTGTCAAAAGCTGCATGTTGTAATTTGATTCCAGGCGGATCAGCCACGGCAGGATGGAGTCGGTAACAAACGAGATCTGTTCCTGTTCAATGTTGGAAAAGCTGGATTTAGTGAGATCCTTTAACTTATGAGGTGGCAAATTAAACCAGCGAGCAATATCGGTGATCTGGAATTGCCTGGACTGAAGGAATTGCGAATCCTCCGGTGGGACTCCCACGTCCTCAATCTTCATCCCCTCTTCCAGCAAAAGCAATCTGTGGGACTTGCCGAGGCCCGAATATTTATTGACCAGATCACCTTTCAGGTTGTCGTGAGCGTCCTGGCTGAGTTTCCCCGGATGGCTTACAATGACCCCCGGATGTGTACCGGACCCGAACCACCTGGCTCCGAACTCTTCCATGGCCATACCCAGGCCGATGCTCTCCTGTGCCATCGTAATTACGCTGTACCCCTGTATGCCGTTGAACCCAAGCCCAGGTATGTGCAGGACGTTCTCGCGCCGTAGCGTGTGCTCCTCGGCCCCCATGTTGATGATATAGGTGAGTTTGCCGTTTTGCCTTTCCACCTTCATCCGATTAGGTGGGATCGGCCATAATTCGATGACGTTGTTATACCCATCCCGGACGACCTCGGCATAACAGTTTCCCCAGGTTAGCAGGTGCGCTGTCATGGTTTCCCGAAGCACCATGGCCGTCATTTCCGGGTTCGCCGCCGTATGCAGGACACTATACAGGCTCTTGTCGGTGGCTGTGGAATTCCCCTCACCGCGCCGGCGCATAAGGTGCAGCGGCAGGCTGGCCACGGTTCCAGCAATCAACGCAACGGCATTGAATACCGCCGATGATGTCAAGGCGTTTTCCGTGTTGACGTTCACCCCGGCATTAGACTGAGCACCATACATATTCCACAGTCCGGGATTCCACGCCTTCGGATCGGCAACGGATAGATTTCGTCTTTCAAATAATCGGCTAAATAGGCCCATATTTTTTCCAATAAAAAACCCGCTCACCGGATGCGGTGACGGATTGATAAAAAAAAATTATTCTATTATTGTTTATTCAGATGGCTTCTTTGGGATGCTTGCTGCCACCCCCACGCCGAAAACAAGCGCTCCCGTGACGGCAAACGCTGCCCAGGGATTTATCATGTGCAATCCATAGAAGATCCCGGAAAGTCCGGCAATTATTAAAAGATCGGGTAGGAATGATAGGTATTTCATTAGAATGCCAGGACTCCTCTATGATTTGGATGGCTGGGTTCATAAATGCTCATCCCATCACCTTCAACCCGCATAGCTCGGCACATTGCATTCATACTCGCCACCGCACCGTCGATCTTGTTTTCATTACCCTCTTTAAATGGAAACACATTATCCTTCTTATCGAACCGACAGCACACGTTTTTAAACATCCAATTTGTCACAGGATTGTTGTCATGGTGAAATTTCCCGTCCCTGACACACGCCTCGATTTCCTTCATGGGTTCAGAGAGCATATTAACCGTCTGGGATATTTCAACCGTTGCGATCCCTTCCTGCTCCAATTCAGTAATCAACTGTTGAGCGTTCCATGGATCGTTACAAACCTCACCGCCACCCATTTCCTGCCCGCTCAAATCAAATTCTTTTGCATCCTTCAAGATATCCTCTTTGATATACGCAAAATCTATCCTGGCCCCCGGTGTGGCTTCCAGATACCCGTCCTTCACCCAACCCGCATAATGTGTCGCGTCTTCGCCTTCCGTTCGCTCATGTGGTATATAGTGCGCTGAGAACAGATAATAATGATCGTCCTTCTTAAACAAACGCATCCGTGAAGCAATATCTATCTTTGACGCAAGATCAATCCCAACCCAACATGAACTCCCCTTGAAATCGTTAATATCAAGGCTTGAATCCGCACATTTCTCCCAATCAACGGAGTTCAACCAACTTTCCCCGGCATTTGACCACACATTCAGGTGTTTGCATTTCAGGATGTTCTGTTTCCGCGCATCCTGTAATCCGGTTTTGAGCTGACTTCTCAAAAAGTCCTCAAATACCGATACGCCTAAATTCGGATTCGCCTTCTCCCATGTGGACCACTCTGCCCAATCATCATCCTTATCGACTGAAAAAATAATCCCAAAGATTTCATCGTTGACAATCTCACCTTGGAGTATCTTTTCAACCTGCTTACGCTTTGAATAGCATGGATATGATGTATTCGTTCCTGCGGTGGTGATAACCACCATCATGGGTTGGAGCCTGGCCCCCATGCCCGTCTTACCGGCATCGTAGGATACATCTGATTTCGCTTCGTGATATTCGTCTTGCAGCCAACAATGAGGTGACGCCCCATCACCGGGTTTTCCGATTACCGTTTCAAAACGTGAGGATGTTTGCAGGCTGTAAATGTTCCCTGGATTACGTTCTGTCCCACCTAAATCAATCCCGAACCGCTTCTGATAGCTCGGCAACTTGTTTGTCATCTGCCAAGCCGGAA